TTAATCAATCTAATAATACAGTTACAACTATTGGTAAAGCTTTAGTTCTACCGACAGGAATACAGAACAATTTAAGTATTGGTAATTTAAAAGTAGCAGATGTTATTGGTGTTGATGGAATTGCAACGGCATTATCAACAGGGACCGTTACCGTTGCAGCAGGAGCTGATATTAGTGTTACAGGAAACCAAGCAAACTTTACAACAGGTACAGTTAATGTAGCAGATGTTGTTGGTGTATCTGGTAATAGAGTTAATCTAACAACAAACGATGTAACCATAACTGCAGCTGCAAACATCTTACCTACTGGATCAAGAGTTAATTTAGATACAGGAACTGTTACATTTAAATTCATATATTCTGTTACAGGATCTGGTGTTAATATCGCTGACGGAACTGTTACTACAACAGCTGATGCAAATGTATTACCAACAGGATCAAGAGTTAATACAGATACAGGAGATGTCACAGTTGTTGCAGATGCAAATATTTCTGTTACAGGAAACAGGGTTGAGATTGCAATTGGAGATGTTACAACTAAAGCAAATGCAACAGCTATTGTTACAACCAATAGACAGAATCTATCAACAGGAACAGTAACTGTTCAAGCAAAAGCAACAGTATTACCAGCAGGTAGTGAATTAGATATTGGAACAAGTATGGTAAATGTTAAAAAATGGGATGGAATTGTACCAGGTGCAAGTCAAACTTGGGTACCCGTTCAAACGAGTAGAGGTTCATAATGTTTTTTGGAGCAACCACATTTGCAGCAGCACCTTTTGCCGGAGTCGGTATTGTTAATATTACTGTTCAACCGACAGGTACTCAAGTAAATGTAGCAATAGGTAATACAACTATTGGATTAGTTACAACTGTTCCTGTAAATGGTAATCAAATAAACCTTGCAACAGACACGGTAGATGTGATATCATGGAACCCAATAATTCCAGGTGCAACTGGTATTTGGATTCCAATAGATCCAGATAACCCATAAGGAGAATAAATGGCTAGTACGTATTCGAGTGATTTAAAATTAGAACTAATTACAACTGGTGAAAAATCAGGTACTTGGGGTACCATTACTAATACTAATTTACAACAATTAGAACAAGCTGTTTCAGGATATATTGCAGTAGATGTAGCATCAGCAGATGTTGCGTTAGCATTATCTAATGGTGCAGTATCAAATGGTAAAAATTTTTATTTTAAATTAACCGGAACTTTAACAGCGAATAGAACGGTAACTATGCCAGATTCTGCTGAAAGAGTTTTTGTAGTAGAAGATGCAACAGATAGATCTTCTTCTCTTTTTACTTTAACAGTTAAAACAGTATCAGGAACTGGTGTTACTTTACCAGTAGCTTCAACTAATTTAGTTTATTCTGATGGCACAAATATTAATTTAGGTATTAGAAATAAAGGATATGTTACACCAGGAGCAACATACACAGCAGTCAATGGTGATCAAGTTTTAGTAGATACTTCTGGAAGTGGTATTGGTGCGCCTGTTACAATTAATTTACCAGCATCCCCTGCAATAGGTGATGAAGTACATTTCATAGATAGTGGTAATAACCTAGCATCTAATAATTTAACAATCGGTAGAAACAGTTCTAATATTTTAGGTGTAGCAGCTGATTTAATTATATCTGTAAATACAGCAGCATTTACATTAGTTTATGTTAATGCAACAAGAGGCTGGGCATATAAAGATAACATATAGGAGCTAACAGATGGCTCTAATTGATTTTAAAGTCTTACCCGGAATAGACAAACAAGATACAACAGCTGGTGCAGAACAGCGTTGGGTTGATTCTAATAATGTAAGATTTAGATATGGACTTCCAGAAAAAGTTGGTGGTTGGGCATCATTAGTTACAGATACAATTGTAGGTGTTGCAAGACGTGAATTTGCGTTTGTTGATTTAGATGGAAATAGATATGTTGCTATTGGAACAGATAAATTTTTACTTATTTATTTTGAAGGTCAGCTTTATGACATTACACCATTAAAAGCTACTTTAAGTTCTGCAACAATTGCAACAACAGATACTTCAGCAATTTGTTCTATTACAACAGGATCTAATCACAATTTATCTACAGGAGATATTGTATTACTTGATAATGTAACTTTACCAGGAGGAACTGGATATGCGGATTCTGATTTTGAAGATAAATTATTTCAAGTAACAGGTATTACATCTGCAACGGTATTTACAATCACACAAAGCACAGCTGCAACAGGAACAGTTGCAACAGGCGGAAGTATTGATGTGAAACCTTACGAACAAGTAGGACCCGCTGCACAATCTTATGGTTATGGTTGGGGAACAGATACTTGGGGTACAGGTGGATGGGGAGATGCTTCGTCTGCAAACGATGTATCACTTGAACCAGGTCTTTGGTCTTTAAGTAATTTTGGTCAAGTTTTAATTGCAACTATTGCAAATGGTAAAACATTTACATGGAATTCAGGAGATGCTTCAAGGCTAACAACAAGAGCATCAACGACTACAGCGGGATTTGAAACCACAAATAATCCAACTGCAAGTAGAGTTACACTTGTTTCACCTACAACTAGACACTTAATTCACTTAGGAACTGAAACAACTATTGGTGATACATCTACTCAAGATGATATGTTTATAAGATTTTCAGATCAAGAAAATATTAACTTATATGCTCCAACTGCTATAAACACAGCAGGTACACAAAGATTACAAGATGGAACTAAAATTATTGGTTCATTAAAAGCTAAAGAAGTTATTTTAATTTGGACTGATAATGCATTGTATACAATGAAATTTGTTGGTTCACCTTTTACATTTGGTTTTGAACAAGTAGGTACAAACTGTGGATTAATTGGTAAAAATGCAGCTGTTGAAATAGATGGTGTTGCTTTTTGGATGTCAAATAATGGTTTCTTTATGTATGATGGTACAGTTAAATCAATGTCCTGTAGTGTTGAAGACTATGTTTATGATCAAGCAGATACTACAAAAGGTCAACAAATTTATGCAGGATTAAACAATCAATTTACTGAAGTAACTTGGTATTATCCTTCTACTAATTCTGAATATAATGATCAATATGTTGTATATAATTATGGAGAAGGATCAGGAAAACAAATACCGGAAGGTGTTTGGTATATTGGCACCGAAGCTAGAACAACTTGGATTGATGCTAGTGTATATCCAAAACCTTTTGCAACTAAATTTAATAGTTCAGATACCGGAACTTTCCCAGTAATTGTTGGAGAAAGTGGTTTAGGTCAAACAGTTTTATTTGAACATGAAGTAGGAACTGATCAAGTAAATCCTGACGGTAGTACAACAACAGTTACTTCTTTTGTTAAATCTTATGACTTCGATTTACAAGCGGAAGGAACAGCAGGAGAAATATTTTTAGCGGTTAGAAGATTTGTACCTGACTTTAAAGATTTACAAGGAAGTGCAAAAGTAACTTTAGCTGTAAAAAGATATCCACAACAATCTGATACAGTTACTTCATTGAGTCCTTTTACAATTACAACTTCAACAAATAAAAAAGATACAAGAGCTAGAGGAAGATTTGTTAATATAAAAATAGAAAATGATTCTAGTTCTGAGTCTTGGAGATTTGGAACAATGAGATTAGATATACAACCGGATGGAAGAAGATAATGACAAAAATTAATGTAAGATTACCAGAACCTAAAAAAGAATATGATGTATCTAACCAAAAACAAATTAACAGAGCAATTCAAGGTATAGTAGAACAATTAAATTCTACTTACTTACAAGATTTAAAAGAAGACAATGAAAGATATGCTTGGTTCAAAGGTGGAAATAGTGGAGGGGATTGTTAGTGTCTTGTAACAATGTAAATACAACAGGTGCAACTTCACCATCATCAGCAGAAATAGATTTTTATCTTGCAGTTGCAAAAGGTGATTTTACTGGTTATTCAAGAGTATCTAAATTTGGAAGAAATCCAGGTGTAAAATCAGCTGACTATGAATCTATTTGGGATGGCAGTAATTTATATCCATGGCCAACTGCAGCTGAAACTTTAAGTGTTGTGAGTGATGATTCTAATGATACTTCAGCTGGAACTGGTGCAAGGACGGTTGAAATAGAAGGGTTAGACTCTAGTTGGAATGTATTAACTGAAACAGTGACTATGAATGGGTTAACTCCTGTTATTACTACTGGATTATTTTTAAGAGTGTATAGAGCAAGAGTTGTAACAGCTGGATCTACGGGAACAAATGAAGGAACTATTACTATGACTAATACAACATCCTCAAATGTTATTGCACAAATAAGCGTAGACAATTCTGGTTTTGGTCAAACTTTAATGGCTGTTTATACAATACCTGCCGGTAAAACAGGTTATGTAATTAGTTTAGATTTTTCATCATCAAAAGATAATGAACATACTTTTAGATTACTTACTAGAGATAACACAGTTACAGATGCAGCTTGGAATACAAAAGAATTTGCAAATGCAAGAGGTGGTTTTAATCAATTTAGAAAATATGCTATAAATAAATTTACAGAAAAAACAGATTTAGACTTTCAAGCGATTGCATCAGCATCATCTGCAGCATCAGGAGGATTTGAGTTAATACTCATAGATAATTAATGGCAAACGTATATAAAAACGCATTCTATGCACCGGTATCTATAGGTCTTCCAGAGACAATATTTACTTGTCCAACAGAAGCTAGAGCTATATTTCAAACTATACAATTAACAAATACTGGCGGGAATAAGACAGTAAAAGTCTATATTTATGATAGTTCTGCAACTACACAATATTTAATAGCTCATGCCGAGATAACAGGTCCTACAATATGTAACCTATTAAAAGGCTCTGTAGTATTAGAAGAATCTGATGAGTTAAGGATTGAAACTACTGATTCATCTGGTATAAGTGGAACAGCAGCTTTACTAGAAGTTAGTAGAGTTTATATTGCTGACAGTGGAGTATCATAGGAGATAATATGGCGTTTAAAGAAGAAGCAGAAGTAAATTACACAATCATAAATGGTAAAAAAGTACCGGTTGTTAAATGTGAAACAGAAGTAGTATTGAGAAATACACAGACAAATCAAGAATATAATTCAGATGAAGAAGCAGAAAATGATATTAAAGATCCAAATACAGCTACTCAAAAAGAGCATGTAACAAGATCTTTAAAGATAAAAGTTGCTGCAATGCCTCCATTAGGAGCAGCGTCAGAGTAATGCCAATTTCAAGAGGACAAATGCCGAGACAAATGTATGGACTAGGAAGTCTAGTAAAGTCTATTGGTAAGACTGTCAAAAAAATAGTTAAATCACCTATTGGTAAAGCAGCTATATTAGGTTTTGGCGCTAATGCATTGATGCCTGGAGGACTAAGTTCTTTATTTGGTTCAGGAAGTTTTAATCCACTACTTAGAAAAGTAGGGGGAGATTTTGCTCAAAGTAAATTTGGATCTATATTATCTGGAGCTAAAAATTTTTTAGGAGATAAATTAGCAGGTAAAGCAGGTATGCTAGGTGCCGGTGCACTTGCTGGTATATTTGCATCGCAAGGTATTTCAAGTGAACAAGCAGAAGAAATAAAAAGAAACCCTGCAGCTTTGAGAAGTTATCTTGCACAATATTATAGAAACTTAAATCAAGACGCTGATGAAAAAGAAGTCAATGAATTTGTAGAAGCTAACATGACTGAGTACAAAGCTGATGGGGGTAGAATAGGATACAATGAAGGAACAGGTGATCCTACATACACAGGTAATAACATGGAAGATCTTCCAAGAGGATTACAAATGGACACAACTACTTCTAATCCAATGCCTGCAGAAAAATCATTAAAAGAAAATTTAGAGTTTGTAAAAGAA